TTGAGCAGTTCCTGCCACGAGACTTTCGCGCCGGCCAGGTCCGCGCTCACCTTGTCTTCGGTCGCGCCGATATAGGTCTCGCTGCCGAGCCGGTCGAGCAGCACCGCCGCCTCGCCCTGGAACTCCGCCGGCAGGTTCGCGATCTGGCCCTGGCGCCAGGCCGCCCATTCCGCCTTGAAGCCCTCGGGGTCGTTCTGGTGCCGCAGCCGGATTTCGGATGCCTTGGCGGTCTGGTCGGTCTGGTACTGGGCCTGATAGCCGGAGAGCGCCGCGGCGTTATAGGCGCGGTTGGCGGCCGTCGAATTGTCGCGCAGCTTCAGGGGCCGCAGGGTGCCATCCGGGTTGCGGGCAGCGCCATCGCGCAGGCCGGTTAGGTGCGCATCGGCGGCGCGCTTGGCTTCCTCCCGCTGTTGCAGTCCGGCGCCAAAGCCCTGCAGCTCCTGCCCGACCACGCCGATCTGTTGCAGGATCTCCGCGCCGGCCGTTCGGATCGGCACCACGCCGGCCGGGTTGACGATGACCGAGCGCTGGATTTCGGGGAGGCGGGAAGCCATGGGCGTCTATCCGGTGCTCGTTGCGTCGAGGTGCGCCTGGTAGGCGCTGCCGGCGCCGGACAACAGCTGTCCGGTCCCGCTGATGATGCCGCCATAGAGCGAGGCCTTGCCGCCCTTGCGCGCCTGGCTCGCGGCCATCCGGTAGCGCCCGGCCTGGCTCAGGTAGTTGTAGCGGCTGGCGAGGATGTCGGATTCCGTCTCCTGGCGCGAGGCTTCCTCGATGGCGAGGCCGCCAGGGCTGCGCACGTCGACGCCGGCGCCGGCCCGCAGCGCCTGCTGGGCGGCGATGGTGCGCGCCAAGTCGCGGCGCCGGGCCACGGCGTCCTGTTCCGCCGCCAGCTCCGCCGCCTTGGCGTTTTCGGTGTATTGCGCGGCTTCCAGCTGGCCGGCCTTGTTGGCTGCCATGCCCTGATAGACCGCGGTGCCCGCCGAGAGCGCCACGCCTGCCAATGCAATGACCGCTGCCGTTTCCATCCGATCACCTGTTCAACTGCACTTCGCGCGTCAGGCCCAGGATCGTCGCCTTGCCCGGGCGCGGCACCACCACGTCGAATTGGCAGTCCCGGTCGACCCCCAGCAGGCGAAATTCGAGCTTACCCGTCACGGTGCCGGCCTGGGTGGCGAAGTCATCGCCCTGGAAGCTGAGCAGAACATCCCGGCCGGCGACCCGGATGCTGCACGAACGGTCGACGGTCAGCACCGCACGAATCATCCGCTTCATCAGCGCCCCGGAATCGCCGTCGCTGAGGTCGAAATCGACCGGCATGGGGCGCAGGCGCGGCGGCGTCCAGAAACCGGCCTCGATCTCGGTCACGTCCGGCGCCAGGGCGTCCAGCGTGATGACCCCGCCGGCCGAGACGGTCACGGTGCCGAGGTCGTGGCCCTTGGAGATCACTTCCACCGCCATGTTGGCCAGGTGCCCGAAGCCGGCGAAGGTCTTGCCCAGCGCCCCGGTCACCAGCTTCGAGCAATCGAGCGTGCGATCGTCGCTGAATTTCTCCAGCGTATAGGTGGCGACCCCGTTCAGGGTGCGCAGCACGCAGGCGAAGACCTCGTTGCCGGCCTGGCAGATCGAGATGAATTCGCCCTCGGTCTGCCACGGCGTCCAGGCGGCGATCTCTTGCGCGCGCGAGGAATGGAAGACGGAGAGGTTGCCGTCGCCGTTCACCAGCAGCGCGTATTGCTCCGGCCGGCGGGCGGCGCCGTAGAGGGTCGCCATCTCCTTCGGCGAATCGATCAGGTGCTCGGCGGCAAGGCTGGTCGGATCGGCGCTATAGGCTTGGTCGGTGTCGACCCAGAGCGCCTCGCGCACCGCGGCGCCGGTGTCCTGGTCGAACAGCACCGCGCCGTCGAACAGCGCCGGCCGCACCCAGGACGCGCCATAGGGCTGCTGCTCGCGGAAGGCGACGTTCTTCGGCGTGAGCGGCCGGGCGTCCGAGGTCGGCACCAGCCACAGGCCCTTCTCGGTGAAGATCAGCAGGTGACGGGTGCCGGAGAGATGCCGGATCTCGGCGATGCGGTCGCCGGTGACGGCATCCCAGAAGCCTTCGTTGTCGAGCGCGGTGCCCAGGTCGAAGTTGAAATAGGCGCCGATCTTGGACATCCAGAAGCCGTCCGGCTTCGACTTCGATCCGCCAAGGATGAGCCGATCATCGAAGAACAGGCCGCAATTGGCATAGCCGCGCACCGCCGAGAAGGTCTGCTCGTCCCAATTGGCCGAGGCGGTGGTGGCCGGCAGGGTCTGCAGCACCGTGCCGTTGACGACGTTGGCGCTGGTGTAGCCGGTGACCGAGATCTCCTTGAGCTGGTAGCGGACGATGGTGCCGACATGGGCCGGAACCCAGTTTCCCGCGCCGGACAGCGTCAGGGTGATGGCGCCGGTCGTGGCGCTCGGCGTCATCGTCATCGCCGGGTCGGCGAACTTGTAATAGGGCTGGTAGGTCGGGATGCCGCCGGTGCCGGTCTCGAACGTGAAGGCGGAGCGGGCGAAGGTCAACCCCGACGTGCGCCTGATGATCTGCATCGGCATGTCGGGGTGGAACAGGATCATAGTGTCGCCGTAATGCGTCCAGCTCAGCCGGTACAGCATGGCGGCGGTCCAGGGCGCCCCGGTCAGGGACTGGATCAGCGTCCCGGTCGGGCCGTAGATGTCGACCCGGGAATCGGAGAAGGCGAAGATATAGCGTTGCGCGTCATTGAAGACGAAGGCCGCCAGCTTCGGCGGGCCGAAGGCGAGGTTGACCAGCCATTCCAGCGCCGGCCGGGTGCGCGCGCCGCCCTGGGCCAGCAGGGCATAGTTCAGCAGCTTCTCGGCGCCGTGCTGGAATTGCTTGGTGTCGGAGCGCCGCGCCATCAACGGCGACAGCTCGCCCGCGACGAAGCTGGTCTGGGCGGCCCGGACGCGAGGCATCAGCGCCTCACGGTGATCAGGCGCGAGCCTCGCAGGCGGCGGGTGGAGCGGGTCATGCTGTCGGTCGAGCGCGCGATCGGCCCGCGCAATTCGACCGCTTCGGCCCGGAAGTCCTTGGCGAGTTCGAGATCCCGGGGCAGCGCGCGGGCGAAGATGGCGCCGAGCTCCGCCACCATCATTTCGGCGAAATCGGCCGGCCACTTCGCCTCGACCTGGCGGAACGTGGCCTCGCAGAACAGGCCGGTTCCTTCGTCGGTGAAGACCTTGTCGCCCAGGTGGTCGAATTTGACGATGGAGTCCGGGCCGGTGCCGATCCACCAGATTTTGAGAGCTTCGGCCGGCAACTGCCAGGCATAGGCCCAGCGGGTGCGCGGGGTGGCGGCCAGCAGGTTCAGCTCATACTGTTCGGTGGCGAAGGTCCATTTCCGGGCCGCCAGCCGGGCGCGCACGGTTGCCTCGTAGTGCAGCTTGGCGACGATGCCCTCGGCCGAATCGTCATAGGCCACAATCGGGTTTGCCCCGCATTGCGTCAGCGCCCGGTTGATCAGATCGAATTCCGTGTCGGCCATGGCGCAGCATTCGCGCAGCGGCGTCCGGCGCTCAACGCACCCGGCCTTAGCCGGCGCGGAGAACGCCCCGGATGAAGTTGGGGTACTTGCTCCCGGTCGATGGCGGCGCTGGGGCGCCTCCAGTGGCGGCCACCGCGTCGTCCTGCTCGGTGGCGGCAAGGGCGCCGGACAGCGGCAGGGTGCCGGAGCCAGCCAGGCTATCGTCGCCCTCGGTGACGCTCAGGCTCCCTGTCGACGCCGTCCCGGCCGTCCCCGTTGCAGAAACGGTGTCATCCGCTTCGGCAGCCCCCACCGAGCCGCTGATGGGCAGCGTCCCCGTGCCGGCCGCCGAATCATCGGACTCGGTGACCGCCGCAGATCCGCTGATTGGCAAAGTCGCGGCACCCGCCACCGCGTCATCGGCTTCCGTGATCGATGCCGTGCCCGTGCTGGCACCGCTTGCGCTGCTGTCCACTTCTACGCCGATGGCGCCCCATGCAGCGGATGCCGTGTTGCCATTCGGAATGTTAGTTCCGGTAAAGCCGCTGTCCCGGTGGCAGCACTCGATTCGCGTTGTCGCCGAGCCAGTATCAAAATCCTCGGTCCACCCCGTCGGCTTGGTGAGGCCTGCATTCGCGTTTTGCGCGGCGAAATACAGGGTCGGATTTCCGGTCTGAGCCGCGGCAGCAAAAGTGATGTCGGGGGTGGCCCCAGACGCGCCGTTGTTGACGGCGGATTGCAAGATGGCCGTGGTGCCGACCTTCGAGAGCCCGGTGATCTCGTATATCGCGATCTGGGCGCCGGTCGCCGTGTCCCCGGTGCAATCGAAGGTCACCGTCTGAGAGGAGGCATCCGAAGTCTGATCGGCCACATAGGCATAGACCCGATCCGCAGTACCATAATTGCGGTTCGTGATCTCCGTGAAAGTCTTGCCGCCGACAGAGCTGGCAAGAGAACCGGCGGCCCGGGTGGCATTGCCCTTGACGAACACGACCAGAAGCGAACCGGCTGTCGGCGTAAAGGCGGCACTTGCGTAGCTAGTGCCGCCGGTGCCGCTTTGCGTTGCCGCGATAAACGATGCGGTCGCCATCTAGCGCCTCACACCCTTGCCCGCCGATAGGGCCGCTGCGTCAGATCATATCGCCACAGGGTGCCTTTGATCTTGGCGAAGGCGCGCTCGTAGCCCTCGAAAACGCAGGCATCCAGAACCCAATTGCGCGCGACGCGCGTGAACTTCCGGTCGTCCCGCATCATCAGGCCGATGATGGTGCATTCGGCATTCTGCCGGGTGACGATGTCGGCCTCGCCCTCGAAGTCGTCCTCGTAGGCGTGATGCCGCTCGCCGAACCTAATTTTGGTGACAATAGGCTCCCGGGACCACGGCATGGCTACGCATTGCCGGCCGTCAGCGTGAAGGCGGTGACGGTAAAGGGCTGGCCGGCGGTGAAGGACACGCTGTCCACTTGCAGGTCACCGGATCCGACGCCGACACTGCCTTGCGCGTGGCAGACCGTGCCGCCGCTGTCCTTGATGCGGAAGTGCGCGGCCGTGCCGCTGTTGTCGGCGCTGGCATCCTGCCAGGTTCCCGACTTGGCCTTGGCCCCGCCGGATGCCGCTGCCAGCCAGTCGCTCGGCAGGGTCAGGGTCGCCAGGACCGTGCCGCTGTCGGCCGCGGCGCAGTTGGCTGGCTGCGCACCGGAGCGGATTTCCATGATCGGCGACGTGCCGATCGCGGTTTCGACCGCGTCCAGCTTGGCATTGCGCACGGTGGTCGAATATTGGAGCGTCATCGATTTGATCCTTCCTTTTCGTTACCGGGAGCTGATGCGGTAGTTTGGCGTTCCCGCCGATAGGTCAGGCAGCAGCCGATAGATCACGTCCGTCTCTGGCTCATCCACCACGATGCTGAAGCTCGCGGTGTATGTCGCCGGGTCGCCATCCGCGTTGCGCGAGCAGGTGATCCAGTTGGCGCCTTGGTCGAAGCTGCGCTGAATGCTGACCGATCCGGTCATCAGCCCCCAGACAGAGATGTTGAACTCGCCCACCATCTGGATGGTGAGGCTCGGGTCAGTGCCCGAGAGCGTGCCTTCGCGCTTGGTGTTGGTGCCCATAGGCCGGACACCCTGCTCAGTCCTGGTGAAGACCGAATTTGAAGCGGAGGCCGTTGGCCGTGTAGGTGGGGGTGCCGCCGCGCGTGATGCCGGCGACATATGCGGCCTGGACGCCAGACGGCGGCCTGATCTGCAATCCGACGCCCCGGAGCGTGGTGACACGGCAGCCGCCGAGATCCACGAAGCCGGCGGCCGGCACGTTCACGATGCCCACGATGGCACGCGCGTTGGCATCGGAGATCGACGGAGCGGCGTTGATGGTCCCGAGGCTGACCAGGGCATTGAAGAAGACCAGGTCGAGCGCCACGCCCTGGTCGTCCTCGTCCAGCACATGGATGCTCTGCAGGAAGGCGCCCTCACCTGGGCTGCGGAAAAAGTTGGTGATGGCAGTGGTGTCGAACAGCACGTCCCCATCGGCATAGATCGAGGTGTCCAGCGTGGGCACCAGGTCGAGGACGTCTGCGTTGCGAACCGCCATTTTCAGGTCCCTGAGATCTCGGGGGCGGCCGTCGCCAGCCGCCCCGTTCCGTGGATCAGTCGCCGACCGTGCCGTAGAAGATCACCTTCATGTTGCCCGAAGCGGGCAACGCGGCGGCGCCGACGGTCAGGATCACGCGCTCCTTGGCGGTCAGGCGGGCGGCATAGTTGCCGAAAATCACCGGGACGGTGCCATTGTTGATCGCGGCGGTTCGGTACTTTCCGGCAGTGCCGGAGACACCGAGCGCCAAGGTCGTGGTGCCGCCGGTGGTGGTGTCCTGCTGGATCACGCCATAGTGGAAATCGAAACCCGCAGGCAGGTCGCCGAGTTCGATGGTATCGCCCGCCGCTTGCGAGGCGAACACGACATCGAACTTGAACTCCTTCACCCGTCCGCCGACGTCCCGGGTATCCGGCAGCTTGCCGGCGTCGATCAGGGTAGCGATCGCGGTCTTGGTATTGGCCATGGTTAGGTGCTCCTCTCAGCCCGGCGATTACGTTTCGACGACGTCGATCTGCACCACCTTCTCTTCCTGAAGGCGGGTGGTGCCGAAGGAGGCGCAGGCGTAGTACTGCCAGGAATACGACTTGCCCGGGATCTCGTCGGTGCGCACGATCGGGTCCTTGGGACCGTTGTGCACCACGCCGGACTTGACCCAGGCGACGCAGCTGCGGGTGGTCGACACCTTCGGCAGGATGCGCTGGGTATTGCCGAGCTGGTCGGTCCAGTCCTCGAGCCGATGGAACTTGAAGCCGTAGAAGCCGTCGCCACCCTTGGACATGGTGCCGTTCACCAGCACCTTCTGGGTGTTGTAGTCGACCGACTTCACTTCGGCCGTGTTCATGAACTCGCCTTCCTGCTTGCGCGTCCAGGCGATGTGCAGCTCGTCGTCTTCGTCGAAGATCGCCTTGCCCATCAGCAAGTCGGCGGCAGCCTGCACCTTGGCGAGGGTGAAGCCGGTGCCGCCGTTCGCAATCTGCTGACCGGACGGCAAGGTTACCGCGGTCAGGCCGTCATCGGCGGTGTAGGCCGTGCCGAGCATGGCGGCGATGATGTCCGCGTCCTTCGCGCGGTTGAGGCCGGCGATGAAAGCGCGGGAATAGGCGCCGCCCGGGTTGTTCAGGACCTTGAGCAGATCGGACCAGTCCATCAGATCGGACAGCTCGAAGTCGGACATCGAAATCCAGCGCCGCTTATGGGGCACGTCGACGCGGGGAGTGTCGGAATGGCGAGAGACACGCTTCTGCGCCGCGACCACGCCGATCTGGTCGAAGGCAACGCGGCGGCCGGTCTCGCTCTCCAGCATCACGGCATCCTGCAGACGGAACTTCATCTGCTGGGCCAGCATGATGATGCCGCTGCGATAAGTGTCGACCATCGCGGTCGGAATCTGGTTGGACATAGTCCGCTCTCCACAAAATTCGGGTGGGGGCGCCTACGTCGGTTGTCCGATTGTGCTTGGCGGGTCGGTTATCCCTGGTCGGCCGCGCGCTTGGTTGTCCCTCTCGGGGCCTGGCGCGGCCTGTGGGGCCGGGTCGAAGCAAATAGGGCCGCATCAGCGAAGTGATGCGACCCTATGATCTGCCGATCCCGGCGCTCAACGCACCGGAGGTGACATGCGCGAGTTATGCCGCTTTGGCGGCCTGTTCGTGCAGTTTTTTCATGCGGTCGAAGGCCGCCTGATGCTCCGGGTGATTGCGGTCCAGGAACTTTTTCTGGAATTCGATGTCGCCTTGCAGCTTGAGGATTTCGGCGGCCGCCGCGGCCGCCCCCTGCTGCGCGGCCGGCGTCGGGCCCCCGGAGAACTTTGGCTCGCCGGCCTTTTCCAGCAGCAGTTCCAGCGCCTCGATCGCTTCGGCGCTGTCAACCAGATCATCCAGCGCGGTCGCCCTGTCGCCGAGGAGGTGCTGAATTCGGCCCCAGACATGCTGCGCCCTGGCCTCTCCATGCTCGCCCAGCTTGTCATAAGTCTCCTTCCGGGATGCCGCGAGCTGTTCGGGCGTCGGAGTGGCAGCGCCCATCATCTTGGCGAACTGCACCAGGCCGGCCTGGAATCCGTCTTGGCCAATGCCGTTGTCGAAGCAGTGCTGGCGCCAGAACTTCATCATGTCGTCGTCCTTGAGGACGAAATACGACTTGCCGGCCTCGGGCTGGAAATCGTCGCCCGGCGCCTTGTCGAGGATGACCAGGCCTTGCGGCAACTTCGCCGGATCGAGCTTCAGGGAGTAGCCGGCCGCATCGGCGGGGCGATTCTTGAGCCGCTCGGCGTCGTAGGCGGTCTTGCCCTCGCCCAGCTTCTTTTCCAGGTGCGAGAACGACTTGGCCAGATCCTCGGTTCGCGGCTGGCCCGTCGCCGCATCCCAGAATTTTTCGGGGATATACTCAGGACGGGCCGGCGCCGGGCTTGCGTCCCCGGGATTGGGGTTCGGGTTTGGGGGTGTTCCGTTCTCGTCGGCCATTGGCCGCTCTCCTCTCGATCAGCTTCACGATCCAGCGTTGGCCCTCAAGGTGCACGAGGGCGTTCGGCTGGACCGCGTCTCCGTGGACGAAATCGACGGTGATGGAGCGCAGGTACTCCATCGCCTCCTTGAAATCGGGACTTTGCGACAATCTGTCAAACAGCGCGTTCAGCCGGCGCTCGTCTTCGGCGCTGCGGCTGACCACCCCATCGGCGGAAAGCACGCGCGGCGTGCGGCCGTTCTGGAAGATGTCCCAGCCTTTCGGCTCCGTCACTACAGGTACCCCATCTTGGACCGCTCGGGCAGGCGATAGATCGGCGTTCCGTTGCTGTCCAGGACGCCAGTGGCCTGCGGCTCATCGGACTCATAGACCGTGGTCGCTTGGACAACCGGCGGCTGATCCTGCCAATCGTCGGATGCCTTCGGAGGTCTGGCGATGCTGACGTATCTCATGCTGCGCCCCAAATTGTTTCACGTGAAACAATCATGCCGCCGCCGGCATTTCGCCGCCCTGGGCCTGCTGCGCCTGCATGACCTGGGCCAGCACCTTGGCGAGCTGCTGGCGCTCGAGGCCGTTGCGCAGCAGGTTCGGGTTGAAGCCCATCTTGCCGGCCAGCCACTCGCCGTACTCCTCCTGCTTCACCAGCAGATTGACCACCTGGGGGCCGAAGCGGGCGCCGAGCATTTCCAGCGTGCGGTCATGGCGCAGGATTTCGTCCTGTGCCTGGGCGCGGGTCAGCGGAGAGAGCGGCTTCAGCACCACCGCGCGCCCGTCGATCGCCGGCAGCTTGATGGCGCCCTGCTTGACGCGGAGATGGGCGACCCGGCGCACCACCGGGAACAGGAATTCCGTGATGGAGCGCGAATAGGGGCCGGCCTGGCGCTTGGCCCGGTCGGCCGTGCGCTGCAGGATCTCGGTGGCCGAAGCCGGCGTGCCCTGCGGCGGGCCAAGATCGTTGATGTTGAAGACCCGGCGAATCGTCATCTGCAGGTTTTCGACGATGATCTGCGACAGGTTGAAGTCGCCGGCGACCTCGATCGCTTCCAGGCCCTTCGAGCCGGCCGCCTTCGGGATGATGGTCCGGGGCTCGAGCACGATGGTGTCGGGGTTGATCACCCCGTCGTCTTCGGCCTGCCACAGCCCGCCGATGGCGAGATCCCCGTATTCGAGGATCATTTCCTTGACCAGGTTCAGCGTCTTGATGTCCGGCAGGCCGATCTGCGCCGGGCCGCGGCCGAGAATTTCGCTCGCCACCCGCATGTAATCGAAGGCGATGAAGGGGCAGGAACCGTGCCCTTCATAGAAGCCGCCCTTCAACTGGTGCTTCTTGGCGGTGAGCACGCAGCGATAGGCCCAGCGTTCGGTCCCGCGCACCGAATAGTCGCGCTCGATGCCCTCCAGCACCTCCAGCTCGGCCTCCGGGTTGTTGCGCTCCGACATGTTCGCCGGCCACACCGCGTCGGGCCACAGCACCTCGATGTCGCTGACCTTCAGCTTGCGGGGGCGGTAGAGCGCGTCCTTGCGGCCACGCGGCCCCAGCCCCAGCCAGCATTCCGAGAGCGGAATCGCCGTGCAGTTGATCGGATCGACCGCGTCCCCGTCCTCGATCATCAGGATGCCGGTCGCGATCGCGTAGTCCATGCCGGCTTCGTGCGCCGCGGCGCGGAAGTTGGAATCGTTGATGGTGCCGATGATGTCTTCGGCCACCGGCTGCAGCGCGCGGTCGACCTCGGAGCGGACGTTGGCGGCGATCATCTTGCCGGCATTGAGCGCGAAGGGCGCCGAATCGGTCGGCCAGATGTCGTCCAGCCAGTTCGAGGCGAAATCCTGGATCGCCTCGCAGGCCGTGGTGTCGAAGAGCCGGTCGGTGCGCCGGTCGCCCGGGCTCGACATGTAGCTGCGCTGCCGGAGCGGCAGGCAATACTCGTAGCAATCGTCGATGATGCGCGCGACTTCCTGGTGTTTCTGCCGCGCCCGGTCGGAGCGGGCCAGGAAACGCTGGACCTCGGCTTCGTCGTTCCTCGCGGGCTGTGCTTTGGCGGGCTTGGCCATTTAGGCTCCGAGCGACGCCGGGAAGCCCAGCGATCCGCCGGCGGACGACAGCAGCGCCCGCTTGCCGCGCAAGCCTCGGGCGAGGGCCAGGCGGTCCTCTTCCTCCTTGGCCTTCAGCGCGGCGGCCTCTTCGCGCGCCTTCGCCTCGGCTTCCTTGCGGGCCTTCTCGGCGCTCTTGTCGACCTTCGGTTTCTTCGGACCCATCGCTCGCTCCTCACTCCGCCGGCAGAACGAAAGCCGGCTTGGCGCCATGCGCGAGGAGCTTCCGGTAGAGGCCATAGGGGGTCAACGCACCCCGGGGCAGATTGCATAGATGCGCCGTCGCCGAGACGCAGCTGGCCAGGAACCGGAGCTTCGGCCGACGCACGCGCTCGACCTCGACTTCCAGGATGATCCAGCCTCGCGCGTGGCATTCGCCGACGATCTCATCGACCTCGGCATGGGTCATGGTGCGGATGTCGCAGCCCTCGAAGACCACCTCGAAGCGGATCCAGCGTTTCGCCGCCAGGTCATAGCCGAAGGCCCAGCAATGCTTGAACCCGGCCCGCAGCCAGCGGTGCCACCACACGTTGTTGCCGCAATCCTCGAACACGATGAACCAGCGGTCGATCGACGGCCGGAAAGCGCGGGTCTCGTCCATCAGCGGTGCAGCCTGCCCGAGGCGTGGCGGAGGCCATGCCGCTGCCAGACCGACCCGCCGCGGGGCGCCACCACCGGCTTCAGGTCTCGGCGATGGCTGACCAGGTCGCGGCCTTCTCCCGCGCCGAGGAACATGTACTGGCCGGCCTCGGCGACATGCGAGTAGCGGTTCTTGACCGGCTCCTGGGCGAACAGTTCCTGGGTCCCGGTGATCTGCAGCCGGCGGAAGTGATAGCCGCCCTCCCAGGCCGCGATCAGCGTCGGGCACATCGGCGACACCACGCAGCAGGCCTTGCCGTCCTCCAAGCGCGTCAGCACGCTTTCGACGGCCTCGACCCGGATCTGGAAGTCGTTGGTGTGCGTTGGGTAAACCGGGATGCCGTGCGCGCGCAGGATGTCGAACGGCGTGGCGTCGTCGGTCTGGCCCGGATATCCGCCGCTGGGATCGCCGTAAAAGTGGAACTTCGTGCCCGGCGCAAAGCGGGTGGCGCAGAACGCCTTCAGCACCGGCGCGAATTGGCTCGTCGCCATGTCCTTGGTCACCAGCTCATAGGGCAAGAACCAGCGCATCGATTGCCGCTGGCCGAACAGCGCCGCCGGCGTGCGGCCGAAATCGAGCCCGACCCAGACGTCCAAGCCCGGAATCGGCTTCAGCGCCTCCTTGGCGACGTGCACCTCCGCCCGGAACGACATCTGCACCGCCTTGCCGTCGAACGAAGAGCCGTAGCGGTTCAAGATGTTGACCTCGATCCAGGCGCGCGTCTTGCCCTGGATGGTGTCGGCATAGTAGCTCTCCGCCAGGTTCGCCAGGTTCTCGGCGGGGAGCACGCCCGCCCTCTGCCCGCGGTTGACCTCGTAGCCGGTCAGCTCGCCCTTCTCGTTGAAAGTCTCGAGCATCGCCGGCGGCTGGGTGAAGAACTTCCAGTTCGGCGGCTTCACCATCGTTAGCTTGTCGGCTTCCGACATCCATTCCGGCGCCGGCTTCTCGCCCGACATGATCGCCCACCAATGCTCGGCGGCCGGCGCGTTCGTGTCCATGATGACCCCGGCCCAGCTCGCCCCGCCGTCCTTCATCGACGGGTAGCGGTTCACGCGCCCCGTCACCGCGTCGATCGCCTCCTTCGGCACGAACCGCGCCTCGTTGATCCAGGCTCCAGTGAGCTCGAGCGAATAGAGCGTGTCGACGTCGGACGGATCGTCCATCGCGATGAAGTAGACCTCGGCCTCCATCACCGTCCCGTCCGGCAAGGGGCCAAGCCGCATCGAATGCCGGAACGGCGGCGATTGCGTGAACTTCCCGAAGACATGCTCCGGGAACCACTGCAGCCAGGTCTTGATGGTGGTCATCTTCAGCTGCGGGCCGGTGTTGCGGATCACCGCCCAGCGGGTCCTGCGCACCCCGCCCTTGTCGGGCGCCTGCTCCAGCGAGCGCCGGAAAATCTCCACGCAGCACGCCGCCGACTTCCCCGACCCCCAAGGCCCGCGGATGCCGCGCACGAAGTCGTTCGACCTCATGAAGGCATCGAGGACCCGCCCATCCGGCGTGTAATTGAAGGTGATCGGTTCCGCCACGCCCCGCTTGTCGCCGATCGGGCGCGGACCGCTCAACGCACTGGCGGAACCCTGGAGCAAAAACCAAAAATCACGAGGGCAGTTTGAGAGGGTATGTCGTGTGTGAGAGGGGAAGCGGCCAAGCGAGCGCGCGATTTTTCGACCCCCCGGTCTCGATCGCGCTTCGCCTGGTTTCGAGGCCCACCCCCTCGTCCCGCCGCTGATCCCTGATCACCTGCTCTGCCCCAGAAGCTAGCTGATTGCCGCGCGCATTCCGAACTACGTCTCATCCACCCGTGCGGAATGGCCCTCGACCACAACATCTGGTGGGTTGTCGTAGCGCCCGAGGTTGATGGTGACATGCACGCCGCCTGCCTGTCCCTGGCTGGTCTGCTGCTTCGTCGTGATGCCTGCGCGATCCAAGATGCTCTTGGCGGCATCGGCCTGCACATACTCACTCGCTGCGGAATCTGCGAGCTTTGCCAATCGCTTGGCTGCAAGCATGGTCGAGCCGCCGATCATCTTGTTGGCCGCGGCGATCACCGCGCGCTGGACCTCGGGCCTGCTCTTTATGCGCCAAACACATCCTCTCGCGGTGCCTTCGGTGCATCCTGAGGCGCGCATGTATGCGGCGATCTCGCTGATGTCCTCGCTCATGACGATTTCGATGAAGCGCCGTTCGATGCGGGTCAGGCCGTCTTCGCCTGCGGTGGTGCGGGCTCGTTTGCGCTGCTTGGCGAGGTCTGGTTCTGCGGCTCGGGCGGCGGCGAGGAGGCGCTTGGACATGGGTCAGCCGATCAGGTGAGAGAGAGGGTGAGTGCGCGCGCGAGAGCGCTGCATGGTTCGAGATTGCTTGTCCACTGCACCAGAATGCATTGGGCTTTTCGCGCGGCCGGTCAAGGGC